GTGGCCGAGATTGCACGCAAACATGGGCTGGCGGCAATCACGATTCATGCAAAGGCCAAACGCGACGGGTGGGCGCGGCCATCACCCCTGATTACGGCACAGGCCGCCAAGGCGCCAGCGCGTCCCGCAAGTGTCAGCGTGTCACGCAAAGGCCGCGCCAAACCGCAGGAAAATATCAATGCCAGCCGCGCGCTGGGGCGGATGATGGGGATTGTCAACCGCCTGGCGGATGAGCTGGAGCAGCATCTGGATCATCCGGAAAAGCCTGGCATGAGCGCGACAGAGAAAAAAGGCGCTGCGGATATTCTGACATCGCTGGCGCGGGCGCTGGAGAAACTGACGGTGCTGGAGCGTGACGCCACGCAGGGCGCGAAGCCCGCACAGGATCAAGGCGCGCCAGAAATGATAGCGGAGGCGGAAGATGGCTGGGACGAAGTACAACGCCGCCTGGCTCGCCTCGCTGCCGCAAAAGCAGAGGGATGAGATTCTTGACGCGCTGCCGGCAAGCATCCGCAGGCAGATTAACTGGCTGTGGCCATTCTGGGCGCGTGAGGATCAACTGGCCCCGGAAGGTAAATGGGTAGGCTGGCTTTTACTGGGGGGGCGCGGGGCAGGCAAAACGCGCGCAGGTGCGGAATGGGTGCGCAGCTCGGTTATGGGCCGGACGCCGCTGGCGCGCGGGCAGCGGGCGCGCCTGGCGCTGATTGGGGAAACCATCAGCGCCGCGCGTGATGTCATGGTGGAAGGCGAAAGCGGCATTCTGGCCATTTCGCCGCCCTGGGCGCGGCCAAAATATGAAGCATCAAAGCGCCGGGTGATCTGGCCCAATGGCGCACAGGCGCAATTATTTTCCGCCGAAGATCCGGACGGGTTGCGCGGCCCGCAATTTGACGGGGCGTGGGCGGATGAATTAACCAAATGGCGGCATGGCCGCGAAACCTGGGACATGCTGCAATTCGGATTGCGGCTGGGCACCGATCCCAGGCAGGTGATTACAACAACGCCGCGTCCGGTGCGCCTGCTGCGCGATCTGCTGGCCGATCCCAATATATGGGTGTCGCGCGCAACAAGTTATGACAATGCGGCCAATCTGGCGCCGCAATTTTTTGAACGCATCACGGCGCAGTATGAAGGCACGCGGCTGGGCCGCCAGGAATTGCTGGCGGAACTGCTGGAAGATAATCCTGACGCGCTGTGGAGCCGGGGACAGATCGAGGCCTGCCGGGTGGCGGCGGCAGCGGATTTGATCCGCATTGTGGTGGCGGTTGATCCGCCTGCAACCAGCACCGCCAATAGCGACACTTGCGGGATACTTGTTGCGGGACTGGGCGGGAATGGGCATGGCTATGTGCTGGCCGATTATTCCGTACAGGGAGTTTCACCGCATATCTGGGCCAGCCGTGCCGTTGCGGCGTTCCGGGATTTTGCAGCGGACCGGATCGTGGCGGAGGTCAATCAGGGCGGCGATATGGTGGAAGCGGTGATCCGGCAGGTGGACGCCAATGCGCCGGTGCGGTCTGTGCGCGCCAGCCGGGGCAAGGCGTCGCGCGCGGAACCGGTATCTGCGCTGTATGAACAGGGCCGGGTGCATCATGTCGGGGCATTCCCGCTGCTGGAAGATGAGATGGCGGAATTCACCCGGAGTTTCAACCGGGCCGCAGCCGGATGGAGCCCGGACCGGGTGGACGCGCTGGTGTGGGCGTTAACTGAACTGATGCTTACCGGAGAAGCGGGCGAGCCGCGCGTGCAGCGATTATAGTGAATTTGAAAGGAGCGAGCGTGAGGGATCCATTCAGCATATTACGCAGGCTTGGCCTGCGTCCGCAGCTTGATGAAAAGCAAAGTGCGGCGGGCGCGCTTATTGCGTTGCATGGGCAGGGCGCGCCCGTGTGGACGCCGCGCCAATATGGCGATCTGGCGCAGGAAGGATTTGCCCGCAACGCCATTGCCTATCGCTGTGTACGGATGATCAGCGAAACGGCGGCTGCCGTGCCGTGGATATTGTATCAAGGCGCAGGAAGGCGGGAGCAGGAACTGGACACCCATCCGCTGCTGGATTTGCTGGCGCGGCCCAACCCGCTGCAAAGCGGGGTGGAGCTGAAAGAAGCCTGGTTCGGATTTTTGCAGATTTCGGGCAATGCCTATCTTGAAGCGGTGGAAGTGCGCGGCGCGCCGCGTGAATTATATGCGCTGCGCCCGGACCGGATGAAACTGGTTCCAGGCGCGCGGGGATGGCCGGCGGCGTATGAATATTCAGCGGGCGGCAAATCGGTGCGTTTTGAAATGGACGCCATGCGCGGGCGCGCGCCTATTTTGCACATGAAGCTGTTTCATCCCAGTAATGACCATTATGGATTTTCGCCCATTGAAGCGGCAGCGCTTGGCATTGATCTGCATAATGCGGCCGCCGGGTGGAACAAGGCGCTGCTGGATAACGGGGCGCGGCCATCGGGCGCGCTGATTTATCAGGGTACGGATGGAAGCCCAAATTTGAGCCAGGATCAGGTGGCGCGCCTGAAACAGGAATTGTCGGATAATTATCAGGGCGCCTCAAATGCGGGGCGGCCTTTGCTGCTGGAAGGCGGGCTGGACTGGAAGGAAATGTCGTTCAATCCAAAAGACATGGATTTCATTCAGTCAAAACATGTGGCGGCGCGTGAAATTGCGCTGGCGTTTGGCGTGCCGCCGATGCTGCTGGGCATTCAGGGGGATAATACCTATGCCAATTACCGCGAAGCCAATCTGGCGTTTCACCGGCAGACGGTTCTGCCGTTAGTGGGAAAAGCCTGTGCGGCACTGAACCAGTGGCTGGGGCCGCGTTTCGGGACGGGGCTGCGGCTTTGGTATGACGCCGATCAGGTGGAGGCGCTGGCGGCGGACCGCGACAGCCTGTGGGAACGGGTGCGGCAGGCGGATTTTCTAACGCTCAATGAAAAGCGCGCAGCGGCCGGTTATGCGCCGCTGGCGGATGGGGACCGGCTTTCCGATGTTAAGAACAAATCATAAACATATAGGTGTGACATGAGCACGATCGAGAGCATGGGAAAGAACGGCTGGGGCATTGACCGCCGCGTGCCGGTGATGCTGTTTCTGATATTGGGCGTGCAGATCGGCACCGCGCTGATCTGGGCCGGTGGCATGAGCGAGCGGGTGACGCGGCTGGAAAGCGTTGCGGCCGCGCAGAGCGATATGGCGGAGCGTCTGGCGCGCCAGGAAGAAAAACTGCGCCATATTCTGGAAGCGCTGGCCCGCATCGAGGCCAGGCTTGAGCGGATGGAGGGGATTAAGGGCATGCGTCAGGGGGCGGGGCGTGATAATTTGTTGCAAAATCGCACTGTGAAACCGGGGGTCTTCAATGCATCTGTCCATATCACCCGAAGCGGCGGCGTTTCGCGCGGAGGTGCGTGCGTTTATCAAGCGCAAGCTGCCAGCGGAAATGGTGGAGCATAGCGGGGCTGTGTTTACTTCCAACAAGGCGCATATAAAATACTGGCAGCGGGTGCTGTTTGAGCAAGGCTGGGGCGCGCCGGGCTGGCCGGTGGAATATGGCGGCGCCGGGTGGAGCGCGGCACAGAAATTCATTTTTGATGAGGAAATGCATATTGCCGGTGCGCCGCGCGCGCTGCCTTATGGGACATCCATGGTGGGGCCGGTGATTTACACTTTCGGGTCCGAGGCGCAAAGGCAGCGGCATCTGCCGGGAATAGTGTCGGGCGATGTGTGGTGGTGCCAGGGCTATTCCGAGCCGGGGGCGGGATCGGACCTGGCGGCAGTCAAAATGTCTGCGGTGCGCGATGGCGGCTTTTATATCGTCAATGGGCAAAAGGCCTGGACCAGTTTTGCGCATATGTCGGACTGGATTTTTTGCCTGGTGCGCACAGGCGGCGGCACGAAGCCGCAGGAGGGGATTTCGTTTCTGCTGATGGATCTGAAGACGCCGGGCATAGAAGTGCGGCCGGTAATTTCAATAGATGGCGCGCATCATCTGAATGAGACATTCTATACCGATGTGCGGGTGCCGGCGGAAAACCTTATTGGCGAAGAAGGCATGGGCTGGACCTATGCCAAATTTCTGTTGCAGCATGAACGCACGGCGATTGCAGGGGTGACGGCGTCGCGTCTGGCGCTGGAGCGGTTGCACGCGGTTGTGTCCGTGCCGCTGGCGGGTGGGGTGGCGCTGATCGAGGATGCGGCGTTCCGGCGCAAGCTTTCGGAAATTGCGATCAAGTTGCGCGGGCTTGAATATACCGATCTTCGGGGTCTTTGCGATCTGGAGGCGGGCAGGCCGGTTGGCGCGGAAACGTCGATGCTGAAAATTTATGGCAGTGAGGTGCAGCAGGGATTGCAGGAGCTGGCGCTGGGGGCGGCGGGATATTACGGCGCGCAGTTTGGGGCGCCGGCGCGCGAATATCTGTTTGGACGGGCGGCATCGATATATGGCGGGACGAATGAGATACAGCGCGGCGTGATGGCCAGGGGTGTGCTGGGGTTGTGAGGCTTACTAATTGATTTGGGCCCCCCTCACCCCAACCCTCTCCCACAAGGGGAGAGGGAGCTGCATGCAATGAACGAAGTTTCATATGCGATAGCCCTGCCTTTTAGGGGAGGGGAGAAGAAAATTTACAGCGCTCCAACCGGGGCGCTTTTTTTATGTCTGGAGACAAGATGCATACAGACGCAAACTTGGAAATGAAGCTGGCGCGCGGCGATATGCGGGTCATTGGCGATGACGGCGTTATTGAGGGTTATGCCAGCGTGTTTGGCAACACCGACACGGGCGGTGACCGGGTGGCGCCGGGCGCGTTCAGAAATTCGCTGTTTGAGCGGCCCGCAGAGCAGGTGCGCATGCTGTGGCAGCATGATCCCAATGAACCGATTGGCGTGTGGGAGCAGATTTCAGAAGACGCATATGGGCTGCTGGTGCGCGGGCGCATTCTGGCGGATGTGGCGCGCGGGCGAGAGGTACTGTCATTGTTGCGTGCAGGCGCCATTGACGGGCTGTCAATCGGATTCAGAACCGTTCGTGCACGGATGGATGAAGGCCTGGGGATTCGCACGCTTTTGGAAATTGATTTATGGGAAATTTCCGTTGTGACATTTCCCATGAATGAGGCAGCGCGGGTGGCCGGTGTCAAACAGATTGCCACACTGCGCGATTTTGAAAATTTCCTGCGGGATGCAGGAGGCTATAGCCGGAGCGAAGCCAAGCGCATAGCAGCGCACGGCTATCATACGGCAGGAAATCAGCGGGACGCTGATCAGGAATTACGTGAACTTGCCCATGCCATAAGGCAGGCAGCAAACAGCATGCAACCATGAGGAATGAAATGAACCAGAATAGCAATGAGTCGCCGGTAACGCGTGAAGTGAAGGCAGAGTTTGGCAGCTTTCAGCGCACATTCGAGGCGTATAAGGCCACCAATGATAAAAGTCTGAATGAAATAAAATCCCGGCTGGGCGAGGACGTTCTTACCCGCGAACAGCTGGCCCGGATCAACCAGGAGCTGGATGAGCACAAGCAGCGTCTGGATGAAATGATGCTGTCGAATGCGCGGCCGGATTTTGCATCCGATAGCGCGCCGCGCAGTGCGTATGAACGCGAGCACAAAGCAGGCTTTGACCGCTATATGCGCAGGGGCGATGAGGCGGGGCTGGTGGCGCTGGAAGGCAAGGCGCTGTCGGTGGGCGTCAGTGCGGATGGCGGTTTTCTGGTGACGCCGGAAACAGAGCGTCAGATTGACCGGCTGCTGTCGGTGGCGTCGCCCATTCGATCCATTGCCGGTGTACAGAAAATCAGCGGTAATGTGTACAAGAAGCCGTTTGCCACGACAAGCACAAGTACGGGCTGGGTTGGAGAAACCGCAGCGCGTCCGCAAACCACAACGCCAAATCTGGTGGAGCTGAGTTTTCCAGCAATGGAAATTTATGCAATGCCATCGGCGACGCAGACTATTCTGGATGATACGGCGGTGGATACCGAAGCCTGGCTGGCGGAAGAAGTGCAGATCATATTTGCCGAGCAGGAAAGCCTGGCCTTTGTCAGCGGCGATGGCGTGAACAAGCCGAAAGGTTTTCTGGCCTATACCAATGTGGCGAACGCATCCTGGACATGGGGCAATGTGGGTTATCTGGCGACGGGCGTTTCTGGCGCATTTGCGGCCAGCAATCCAAGTGATGCGCTGGTCAATCTGATCTACACGCTGAAGCAGGGTTACCGGGCGAACGCCAACTGGGTGCTGAACCGCACTGTGCAGGCGGATATTCGCAAGTTCAAGGACGCCAACGGGATGTATCTGTGGCAGCCATCGGTGGTGGCGGGACAGCCCTCAACCCTGATGGGCTATCCAGTCACGGAATCCGAAGACATGCCAAGCCTGGCGGCCAACAGTTTCAGCATTGCGTTTGGCGATTTCAAGCGCGGCTATCTGGTGGTGGACCGTCTGGGCATTCGTGTGCTGCGTGATCCGTATACGGCCAAACCCTATGTGCTGTTCTATACGACCAAGCGCGTTGGCGGGGGCATACAGAATTTCGAGGCCATCAAGCTGCTGAAATTCGGCGTTTCGTAGGCCGGAAGACAGAGGACGGAAGAAAGAGGACGGAGGGCGGGACGCAGGTTCCGCCCTTAATTTTTGCAAAATGAGGAGCAGAATATGGCCTGGGGATCAAAAACCGCGTTCACCGATCAGACTCTGATCAACAATACGGTGGAGGAATATCTTGCCAGCGTGACTTTGAACCCGCGCGAGCTATGTCATGTGCAATTGAAGATCGACAATGAACATGCCAGCGCCGTGACCGACAGTTTACAGGTGTCGGTCTATACCACGCTGGATGCATCGAGCGAGGTCTGGGACACATTCCCGTTCATGCAGTTCACCATTAAGCCCGCCACCATCAATGCGGAATATTTCGCCTTCACGATAATGGGGGTGCGCAAATTCCGCATCGGGGGGCTGAGCACCGGGGCCACCAACACCTATACGATGGGTGGCGCCTATATGATGGACGGGGTGAACGCGTGACAGAGGACAGAGAACAAAGGACAGACGGCAGAGGACAGACGGCAGAGGACAGAAAAAACTGTCTTCCGTTCTCTGTTCTCTGTTCTCTGTCATCCGCTATCTGTCTTCTGATCTCCGGATGCGGCACCGCCTATCCCGGCAGCCCACAGGCATGCAGCGGAATAAATGAAGCGGCGATTGTCTATAATGCGAAGACCGGACAGGTGGACGCCAAACTGTGCGGGGGCAAGGAAAACGATCATGTAAAGCTGTCCGGGAAAACACCGGCCGGACTTGAGTTTCATTATGAGGCCGAAGGCGCCTCGGCATTTGCAGGACAGATGACCCAGGCGGAGTTGAGCCAGGCCTTAAGCCGGGACCGAGCCGAAATCATGCGTGAACTAATTACTTCGGTGAAAAGCATTGCGCCACTTTTGCCCCCCGCTGTCCGGTAAGGGGCTAGACATCAGATGCAGCAAAAACCATCACGCTGGAATATATCGCCCGCGCTGATTGCGCCCGAGGCGCGCAATCTGTGGAAGGGAGTGGCGTTTGTGGCGCCGCTGTGGGGCAGTGCGGGCAGGGGCGCGCTATTGGGGCCGCATGGAGGGCCGCTTGCCGGTTCAAATCTGGTTGCGGGTTCAACCCTGCAATGGCGCGGCACGCCATATGGGTTGGGTGCGGGGATTTCAGGGGCGTCAAATCTCTTGTATCAGGACAATTTTATTGCGCTACCAACATCCAATGGTGTGGGAACCGGCGATTTTACTGTGGTTTGTCTGGCTAACCCCCCTGCTGAGGCAGCCGTCTCCAACGCCATAGGACAAAATGTTAGTGGCTTACAGCCACGACTTGATATGTTTTTTAATGCAGCCAGCATTGCCGCATCCTCGGGCAGTTTTGAATTTTTGACCCGGGACGCCACGAACGTCTTTGTAGATGTTGCAGGCGTGATTGATGGTAAATATCATTTATTCGGCGGTAGCCGGGATGGCGGCAATGTCCGGGCATGGGTGGATGGCCTGTTGCGCGCATCCACATCGAACACTGTTCAAAACATTGCTGGCGCGGGTGGGGGTTTTGCGATTGGTAGCCGGGCGGAAAGTACGGTTACCCGAATTAATACCGCCACGACCGTCGTTTTTGTGGCGGGGTGGAACCGGGCGCTAAGTACGGCCGAGATGCGCCTGCTGGCGCTAGATCCGTTTTTGATGTTGCGTCCGACGCCCGAGTGGCGCGGCGTGTGGACGCCGCTTGCGGGCGCCGGAGTTTTAAATCCAAGCGATATGGGGGACGGGGTTCAGCTCGAGT